ACTGGTTTAGCAGCGACACATACCGCCGTCAAATAGAAAAATCATATAACTTAGAATACTCAGATAGTCATTTAAATATGATATCCCCACTTTGTAATGGTAGTACATTTGATGATATGCGATATGCGACGGACGCCCAAAACATGTCGGTATTGACTCGATACAAACAAACATGCATACTTCCTGCTTATATTGACGGTCTGCGTAACTATCCAGAATTACTTGAAATATCACGCGAAATATTTAATTTAGATGTACCGCCGGAAATTCAACATATATATGGTAATATATAAAGAAGATTTTTAAGGAAAATATTTTATGATTAATATCCAGTGTAAATTACTACATGAAAATGCTGTGATTCCATATAAGGCTTACAGTGATGATGCGTGTTTTGATTTTTTTTGTGTGTCTGATGGTAGTTTTGTCAACGGAGAAAGAGTTTTACGTCCATTTGAGAGTCATGTTTTTGATACTGGGGTGACTCTAGCTTTACCACAAGGTTATGCAATGTATCTATGGGATAGAAGTGGAATGGCAGCAAAACGCCAAATACATATGCTTGGCGGTGTAATTGACGAGACCTACAGGGGCAATATCATGGTATGTTTAATCAATCTTAGTGGCAGAGGACAAGTTATATGTGAAGGAGATAAAATTATTCAGGGACAGTTAGTTGCTGTCCCAGAAGCAGTAATGACTCAAGTAGATGAACTGCCGGTATCTCAACGTGGTGAAAATGGTTTTGGTTCAACTGGTCAATAATATAATTAGGACATAAATATGTATACTGATGCTGATGAGACACAAGTAGAGGAAGAACAAGAGTGTCCATTTTGTCATTATCATAATATAACTGATGATTGGATATATGTATGTCCTCAATGTGGGATAGAAACATGTCCTGATTGTGCAGGTAGGTGTGGTTGTGAATATAACGAAAATTAATTTTAGGTTGTTTATTAATAATCTTATTTTAGGAAATGAAATATGACTGCTGAAAAGTTAGCCAGTAATATGGCGGGAAAATATTTTTTGACCTATCGTTGTCAAGTTAATTTAGAGGGAACAATAGATAATATGAATTTGTGTCTTGGTTTAAGCTTGGTTGATTTTCTAAGTGAGGAATAATAATGTATAAAATCATTGAACATTTGAGAGACGAACATAGAAAGCCTTTTGCCACACTTGTGATTCTTGGTGAGATATTCAACGGTAAAACGTCAATTGTTCATGGATATTCTATTTGTAATCCATGTGAAAAGCAATTTAGCAAGAAACGTGGAATTCAAATTGCTGAGGGTAGAGCAATATTATCCAAAGCGTTAATTGATACATCTACTGGGACACTATACACTATTATACCGAATAGGTATGTAACTTATAAAGAGGTAACTATGTCAATGCGGCGTATGATGGAAAATCGTATTTTGAATTTACATCAAAAGATGAGACACAGGCTTGAGAAAGTAAACCTGACAAAATGTTAAATAGAAAAGATATTAAAATTGAATTTACAAAAGGTAAAGGTCCAGGAGGTCAACACAAAAATAAAACATCTTCTACCGTTAGGGTTACTCATATACCCAGTGGTATTGTAGTGGTTATAGATGGAAGGTGTCAGCATAAAAATAAAAGGGATGCTTTATTAGAATTGGAAAGACGTGTCGAACAAGACAAACAAATGGAACGTGCTAGTGTTAAAAAAAGCCGTAGAGATAAGTTAATACATGACCACACTATTATACGAACATATGATTTTTCAAATAAAACTGTCACCGACCACAGAACCGGCAAGGTTGCCCCATTAAAACAAGTCTTAAAAAAAGGAAAGGTAGATTTATTAAGGTAAATATATAACAACTTAA